CCTCTTGCGCTTGCTCTGCCTGCCGACTGGCGTTGTTCCATTCGACCACGGCATCCGCGAATTTGGCTTCGTCCCAATCACAGCTTTCAAGCGTCGGCTTGGGCGGCAGCGCAGGTTGCGCGGGATGCTTGTCCTTGGCTTCAAGCTCTTTAAGACGCTTGGTCAATTCACGGTTTTGCTTACGCAGGTCTCGCACCCAAGCAGGCGCGGATTGCTCTTCGGTCTGAGGCGGCGCTTCCTCACCAATCGAAACGACAAGTTCACCAGCGTCATCACCTGAACCAGCTTCCGGTTGCGCGTCGCTGGCGGCTTCATTCTCACCAGCGGGCGGCACTTCGGATTGTGCCAGTTCGGCGGCTTCAGGTTCGGCTTGCGGTGTTTCCTGTTCTGCCAAAATCATGGGTATCACACTCCCTCGCAGATTTAAAGCCCCTGCGGTTGGCCGTTGCCGGCAATAGCGCCGCCAATCCGTTCGGCAGCATCAAGCGCCGCCTTAAGCTGACTTGTCTCAATGCCAGCCAATGTCTCTGCCGTTTGGGCTTGCGTCTTTTCAGCGTCGGCCAGCGCCTTTTGCGTGTTGGCAACGGCAAGCTGTGTCTGTGCCTGCGCCTTTCCAGCCTCGGCCAATGCCCATTGCGTTTGCGCGTCGGGCTGTTGCTCTTGCTGCGATGCGGCCTCCATTTCGGCGCGCTCTTCGTCGTTCGGCTCGACCGCGCCAAGCTGCACAAGCTGGCGGCGATAGAACTTGCGAATATCGCCCAGCCCTTCGCCTTCCATGTTCATCAGCGACGCGGCAAGCAGCACCTTCTGATCGGCAGGATCGGCGGCCATCTGCATCATGGCAGTCAGTGCAGACACGGTTGCTTGACGGCGGCTGGTATAGGACGGCCCAACGTCAACCGTTACGTCCATCTTGGCACGCGTCAGGTCGTTCTGATACGTAATCGCGCCGGTCTTTTCGTCGATAATCGGCCTGTTCAACTCAACCTGGTTCGCCGTGCCATCCTCGTTGACCGCCTTCATCTTGCGGCCATCCTCGACGTAAATGTCTTGTGCCATGGACAGCCAGACTTCACCGACGCGGCGCATCATCTTGGCGCGGTTGTCCATGAAGATGAACGATTGCATGTCCTGCCGCTGCTGGATCATCTCCACAGCCTTGCCAGAGATGTTGCTAACCATCTTCTCGGCTTGCTGATTGACGCCAAGCAACTCGTTCATGTCGGCGCGGGTGATCTGCAGCAGCGCGGCCATCGCAGGCGGCACATCGGGCGGCTCGTTGTAAGCGACAGGGCCGCCAGGAATTGGTTGGCCATCAGGCCCAGTCAACGGATTGAGCGTGAGGTAGGCAAAATCTTCAATGTTATCATTCTGCCAGAATGTTTCGTGCCCGCTGATCTGTTCAGGATGCACAATCGGCTTGCGACGTGACGACAGCGCGGCAATCTCTGCCAGCTTGCTCGTCTGCATGTTGTCCAGACGTTGCGCGTCCATCGCAATCTGCGTCACGCCCATGCAACGCTCAACGTTGTCGATGAACCACCGCTTGCCATACATAGGCACAATCGGGATGTGCTTGCCGGCGATGAAGCCGCAATCCTCTAGGATGCCACCGCCTGACATGATGTATTTGTGAACACGGCGGCACTTTTTGCGCCATTCCTTGACTACCACGCCACCCAGCGCGATCACCTGCCGGATAGCGTCATACTCGTCGCCTTCTTCACCGGCCTCGGCCTCGGCAACGTCCTCTGCCTCGAACTCATGCTCCTGCTCGTCAAGCGTCTGAAAGCGCACCATGGCAACGCGCTCATCTTCGATCTGGTAATACTCGGCAACGTAAACAACGTCCGGCGCGCACCAGTCGAAATTGTAGCCGTCATATGTCAGCTTGGGCCATGTCGTTGGGTCAACGCCCCAGACTTCCTTGAACGCCTCATGCGTCATGCTGTAAACCACCCAGCACCGCTTGGCGTCGGCCTTGTCCTGGCGCTTGGCGTCTAGGTCAAAAAATACGGACGTGTCAGCGTCAAAGATCGGTTCTAGGCAAATGCGCTGGCGTTCGTTCTCGTCGTCATACTCATCTTCATACCGCGTCCGCAGCCGGATTGCGCCATATCCGCCAGACACAGCCTCATCGCTGGCGTTGTCTACCGCTTCGTCGCCGTTGCTGTCCTCATAGTCAGCGCGGAACAAGCCATCAAGCGTATCAGCCAGCATGTCATCGGGTGCGCCGTCTTTCGGCACGAAGTCTACGGTAATGCGGTTGTTACGCATCTCGTTCATGATACGGATGACCGCCATCATGATCTTGTTCATTTCCAGACGCGGCTTGCTGGCGAAGGCGTCTGCCCAAAGCCCCTCCCATTGCGCGCCGGGGATGCTGGCAAAGCGGCGGGCTTGGCGGCACAATTCACGCTCTGGGCGCAATGCGGATTGGACGCGGTTGTATTCCGTCAGCGAGCGCTGCCAGATAGTGTTAAGCCGCTCGGCCTTTGACGGTCGCGCCATTCATCAATCCCCGTGCGTCTGTCATCACGACGATGCACCTTGTTGAGCAATATCACCTACGGAACGCGCTGGCAACAGGTCGTGGCGCAACGTGCGTCATGGGTTGCTTGCGCGGCTGCACCATTGCGGGGAACAGTTCGGCCAATGCCCAGAACAGCGCGTCTGCACGGTTAGGCGATTGGCTGCCAAGATAGCCGGTCGTGTTAAAGCCGCACAGTTCATCCTCTAACTCGTTGAACCTGCCAACGTGGCGCACCTTGCCCTGTTCATACAGCGCGCTGAATGGTTCAGCCCTCACATGCTTGCCGCGCGATGCGGTGACGGCTTTGAACGGCGTTCGTGGCCTGGCGGATTGCACAACCATGTTGACCATCGCGCCGCCGTAGTTGGTTTCACCCACCACAATGTCAGCCTCGTTGCGGTCATATGCGCTGGCCACAACGCTGCCCCATGTCGCAGGCCCAGCCTTTACCGTGCAATCCTCTAGCACATACGCATTGCCATCGACGCCAAGCCCAGCGACCACAATCCCGATAGCGTCATTGTCTGCATTGTCGTTGTCATCGCTGCCAGACGGATCGACGCCCACCGCAACGCGCACAAGCTGCGGCACTTCGCTTTCATGCCGGTATGTATCAATCGTGGCGTCATTGAACAGCGCGTTAGGCGTTGCGTCGCCAAACTCGCCATCAAGAAACCGCTTTCGCAATCTGGCCGGCATCGCTTCCAGCGTTTCCAGATAGCCGGCTGCGATGTTGTCGCGGTTGTCTTGCGGATTGATCTGGAAAGCCGCGTAATCGTCAGGGCGTTTCAATGGCAGACGCGTCTCTGCGTCAATCTTCTCTTTGAACAGCCGAAACGTCCAATGGGCTTTAGACGGCGGGTTGCAATCGTAATACATGCGCGACTTGAGCGGCTGCGGCTCGCGGCCTTCAATCGTCTGTGTCGCGGCCTGGGCAAGACGTGTCAGGGCAATGTTGCGGCTTTCCCATGCAATCTGGCTGCACTCGTTGAGATAGATCGTGGCAAACTCCATGCCCAAAATCTTCTCAACGCGGTCTTTGTCATCAAGGCCGCCAATCCACACCTCGCTTGCGTTCGGCAGCGCCATGAAAAAGTCTGTCTTGTTGAGCGTGTATTTGATCTCAGGATATGCCAGCGCCATCACCTTGGGCAACGTGTCCAGCCAGATGCTATTCTTGGCCGCGTTGAACCGCTGGCGAAAGATGACGTGCCGCGAACCAGCCGCCTTCATGGCGCGCATGACAAGGTTGCGGACTAGCAGGAACGTCTTGCCCGAACGCGAACCACCAAACAGCATGACGTGCGTTGCATCGCTGGCGCACACCTCTTGCGCGGCGGCTTGCTTGGCCGTCAGCTTGAACGTCACAGCTTCTCGTCTAGCGAGGATGCTTGCACTAGGTTCAGGCTGCCCTTGTGTTCGTGCTCAACCTTGTCGCCGTATTTGTTGGGCGACCACTTGGCCAAAAGCTTAAGGCGATGCTCGGCGCGGTTCTTTGCCCATTGCACAGACGCGCTATCAATCTTGCCTTCAACGCGCTCCGGTGGCGTGTCGATAATCTCAAGGCTTTCCATCGCAATGGCGTCATAACCAAGGTCTCGCGCGCGCGCGATGCGCGAAGAAAGCTCGGCGTCGGCATCCATCCAATTATAAACCGCTCTTGCTGTCGGCATCCACTCATCACGGCAGATTTGCAGCAACGGCTCGCCTTTCGACAAACGCTGCTCAATCTCGTCGCACAGTTCTGGCGTTTTGAGTGATGGCCTTCCCATTATGCGTCCCCATCAGCCATGCCATCGGCCCATGCAGCAAATGCGCGGTTGCCTTCCATCACAGCCGCGTCATCGCTGCCAAGCGCGTAACCGTTCTCATAGTCGCGCCATTCACGGTATTCACCGCAGCGTCTGTCTTGCTTGGGGTGACCGCTGATGCCGTCTGCGTAGCCTTCCAGGTTGTCATCCATCATGCTTGCTCCAGATTGTGCATACCATAGCCTCGCTCTTTGCGAAGCTGTATCCAGTTGTCATCCATTGCCTCTCTCCCGTTGCAGCATCATCAGCGCCTCACCGCGAGACGTGCCTTCCCATAGTGCTATCTCTGCGGATAGGCTGGCGTCGCTCATGGCTTGCCAATGGGCGCGGTATTTGGCGAGCAGGTCAAGCGCGGTCATGCCGCTGCCTCCAGCGTTCCATGCTCAATCACATGCGCCACAGATGCCAGCTTGTCCCTTGCGCTTCCAGCCGATGCCAGCACTTGCTTTGTCAGCAGCACGCGCCAACGGTCTGGATTGACCGACAGCTTGCCGCACTCCCAGCGTGACCATGTGACAGCGTGAACGCCTAGCGCGTTTGCTATCTCACGTTGCGTCATGCCGCGCGCTTCACGAAAGGCGATGATCTCGGCAGGCGTAGGCGATGCGGGCTGTGTCATGGGGGGACAATAGCGCGGCGTTTTGCGGGCGTCAATCATTGGCGTGGCCACAATCCCGACACTTCGCCGCTATCCTGGTGCCGATTGCGAAACGTGCCGTCACGGTTGCAAATATGGGTAGGCGCAATCGCGTTATCATCCTCAACCTGCACCCGGCCCATGTTAAACCGGCCCACCGGAAAGACACGATAAGCCGCGCCGTCACGTGCAAGCTGGCAATTGCGTTCCTTACAACGTTCCACGTTTTCGCCGGGATGGCCAATCGGCACATCGCCGGGGTTGATGAACTCGCCATCGCTGTTGACCGTCTGCCGTTCGTTTGGATTGACGCGCTGGCGCTCTCCAACAATCGCCGTTGCTGCCGTCAAAATCTCGCTGGCGTAGGGCAAGCCACGCGCCGTCTGTGCCACCCGGTCGCAGGCTTGGCGTAGAAGGCCCACCGCGATATGCGCCGTATCCTTGGCAAGATATTCCAGCCGCAACTGGTATTGGTCGGGATCGTATTCCCGGCCAGCCGGAAAGCGCAAGGCAAGTTCAGCAATCGCCCGCTTATGTCCAGGCGTCGGCTTCAATGGTTCCGCTGTCGTCTCCGATGGCAAATTGCTGCTTTGCCCATTCGAGGCCGGGACTGCGCCGATACTGGCCACCGCCCTGCCCGTTATGTCGCTCCATGTGTCCATTGCCATACTTCGGTTCCTTTTCCAGTTCACGGCGCACCCATCCGCGCCAAGTTGCATCCCAATCTAGCTTGGCACCGTTTGGACTGGCCTTTGACCAATCCTTCATGGCTGCCAGTTTTTGCTCCAGCCAATCGCTCGGCATCATCGTTAGTTTTGCCATGACCTCGGCTGGCAATGGCTTCGGCTGCCAATCATCCGGGCAACGATAAGCGCGTTTGCGAGCGGGCTTGTCCCGCTCTTTAGAGATAGCGTTAGCTATCTCTTCTGTATCTGCTTCTGTATCTGGGGGCGTTACAGTAACGTTTCGTTTTGCGCGATGTAACGTTACACGTGGCGTCGAAGTGTCTGATTTATATTGGAACTTGCTCCAATTATGAGGCTCATAACCTTGCCCTGCAACGTCGATTAAGCCAGAGTTTATAAGCCTCTGCAACCCGTCTGCAAGCCGGTCTAAACGGGCGTTAAGCAGTAGCTTAAGGTCGGCAATCGGTGGCAAGCGACCATCGTTTTCAGATGCCACGGCAAGCAGGCGAACCCATAGCCGGAAGTCATTATCTGCCAGCCGCATCACTTTTGGATTACGCATTGCTTCGGCGTAAAAGCGGAACCAGCGGCTCATGAATTGCCCTCTGGCGTATATCCCGCATCTTGCGAGCGCAGGCGCGCTTGTGTATCAGTGTTCATAGCCGTTACCTTTCAACGGTTACACCTGCGCCGGCTTCTCTCGCCCGAGGGGCCGGCGCTTCGTTTATGCGCCGATTGTCACGCGGTTGCAATATCGGCAGGCGCGTTGTCCCCACTATACACAGCCCTCGGCTTGTTGATCTTGCCCAGCGCGTGCATGACGGTTGTGTGGTCACGGTTGAACATCCTGCCAATGACTGGCGTGCTATCGCCATACTTTACCCAAATGGCGCGCATGGCTGCCTGGCGAGCAGCGGCAATAGGTTGCTTACGCGTGTCGCTCATGATCTGATCGACGGTCACGCCAAACCGTTCGGCAACGCAGGCCACAATCAACATGCGTTCTTGGCGCGGCGTCTTGGGATAGTATCTGCTGCATACCCGTAACACATCGCGGCGACGGTATTGCATCGGCTGCTCGTTTGCGTTATCCATTGCTTGCATCCTCTCCCCTGTGGTGCACATCCAAACTGGCCGCCGTGGGCTTCGTGTCTGCGGCGGCCTTTTCGTTGTCTCGCAAATCTTGCTCTGCAATGTGGCAAAGAAAGTCGCACGCTGGCGCAATCGGGTTAAGCGTCGGCCAATCTGCCGGCACCTCATCAATGAATACCCGCACATCGCCGGGCATCCGCGCCAATCGTGCGCCCAGTTCACGGGACAGCGCCACCATGCGGGCAAACTCTGCCGGAAAGTGCAGGCGCATTGCCGCCCAGTAATTTGGGCTAGTGGCCTTCGGGCATGGGATGCAGTTGTTGTTCTGAAAGCCTAGAGCATACATGGGCGGCAGTTCGATGCCGGCGCTTTGCAACATGGCGAGGCAGGCTTGTTTTGTGATGCCGCGCTCGATCAGCGGAAAGCGCACCAACAATTCAGGATTATGCTGGCGGAACCTGTCGGCGCGCTCCACATCCTCGCTATCGGCAGTGTAACCAAAAACATGCGTATCGCCGGGCTGCTGGAAAGCAATGCGCGGCTGCTTTTTCAGCGCCCCGGTGCATGGGGCGCCCGCAATGCCAGCAATATAGCGGCGCTGTTCCCACACATCCCAAGTGTCGGCATACTCAGGATTTGACAGCCGCTTAATCGGCACATTGAACCAGCGCACGCAATCGGCCATAAACCGTTCGTTGTCGGGATGCTCGATACCGGTCTCGCAATAGGCCACAACGGCGTCGGGTTGTTCAGACAAAATCAGCTTTGCAGCAACCGCGCTGGCGGCACCGCAGCTAAACCAGATCGCAATCCTTGTCATGCTATCACCTCAAACGTCACACGCCCGCCTCGCACGGGTTCGCCCCATTGATACGTTGGCACAAACCTTGCGTCGTTAACGCGCCATGCCAGCGCCACGCCATCTTGTGCGTGCTTCAGGCTGGCGATTACGTTGTCCATATCGCGCGAGCGCTTGTCTGGTGGGTGCAGCGTCCACAGCACGCGGATCGGGCCATCAGTGGGCAGCACAAGCTTTGCGGCGTATGCCAGCGTTGCTGCGTCCATCTTGGCGATCCTGGCGACACGGCTGCGCTGCATGAAGTGTGTGCGGGCGTTAGGTGACAGACGTTTGTCTGGCCATAGCAGCACTATCATGCGGCCCCCTCGCTAAACAATCCGCCCATGTCAGAATGCACATCAGCCATGTTGCGCTGCGCCTGCTCAAAGTATGACGGCTTAAGTTCAATGCCGATGCCGCGCCGGCCCATCTGCACAGCGGTATAAACCTCGCTGCCGATGCCGGCAAAAGGCGATAAAACCACGTCGCCGGGATTGCTCCACAGTTCAATGCAACGGCGGATAACGCCAAGCTGCAACGGGCAGATATGGCGCTCATCCTCTGCCTCGCGGGCGGCGCGGTATTGCAGCGTATCAGATGGGTCAATGTCCATCCAAACGGGCGAAGCATACTTTTGCCACAGTCCGACTGGAAAACCATCCTCGGTGTGTGTCACAGGCTCAGGATTGTCGCCAGGCACGCGCATGGTCACGATGTAATCGGCAAAGCCCTGCCGGCTCATGCAACTGTCTTTCTTGATCTGCTTGTAAAGCAGGCCGATGGCCTTCGTGCGCTGCATTGCCGTAACAGGATCTTTCCAGATGCAAACGCGGCTGTGAAAAATCAGGCCATGCTCTTGCCCTGCGCGGATTAGTTCGCCGGGGAAGTCGCGCGCGCCGATCACGCCGTCACGCGTCTTGCTTGTCGGCATATCCATGCAGTGCATCGAGATAAGACGGCCCGGCTTCACCACGCGGGCAAGCTGCTCCATGACAAACCCATAGTGGTGCAGAAAGTCGTCACCATCTTTGCAGTTACCAAGGTCGCGGTCGCTGTTGCTGTAGGTGTAAAGGCTGGCAAATGGCGGCGAAAAGACAGAATATCCCACGCTTGCATCGGGAAGCTGGCGCATAACCTCAATGCAATCGCCGTTCCAGATCGCCCAATCCTTGCCCTCGGCATAGTTCAGTGCTTCGATAGTCATGCTACTTTCCCCAGAAAAGACGGCAGCGCCGTTGGTTTTGGCTGATAGCCCGCTTTGTCGCGCACTACGCCCTTGATTTGAGCCGATGTAATATCGGCCATGTGATGCACCATTGATGCAATCATTCGGTTGGCGTCGGCTTCCTTGCGTTGCAGGTTCGCCACCACCGCGCCTTCTGTCTCAGCGGCGATGAAGTGGACATTGACCGGCTTAGTCTGCCCAAAACGCCAGAAACGCCGCACCGCCTGAAAGACCTGCTCAAAGCTATCATTGAGGCCCACAAAAGCCGTATCGGCGCAATGCTGCCAGTTCATGCCAAAGCCGCAGATTGACGGCTTAGTGACCAGCACACGAATATCGCCGCGCGCAAACGCTTCAAGACGCGCTTCCTTGATTGCCTCACTATCGGAGCCGGAGACGTTGACCGCACCAGGAATAGCCGCCGCAAGCGCGTCAGCTTCACCGTTGAGATTGCACCATGCCACCCATGGCCGGTTGTTACCGTTGATGAGTGACGCAGCACATTCCACACGATCGGCGATGCTATCACGCCGCGCGCCCAGCCGCTCTTGCATCGTGCGGGCTTCCACCGGAAACAATAGCCCTGTCTCGATGCTGGATTTGTATTCAACGGCAACCGTGTGCTGATTGGTCAACAGCGGCGGCAGCTTGTGCGCCGTGTCATCATAGCCAAGGTCGCTTGGCTTTGTCAGCATAACAGCCCAACTGCACATCCATCGCCAAAAATCAGCCTCGGCATGTTTTTTCAAACGCCACTTCGCCGTGTCGCCGCCGTCATGAACAAAGAACATGGCCAGCATTTCCGAATAGGACATGACACCAAGGAACTCGGCATGGTTGCCCAATTCCATATAATCGTTTGGGGCTGGCGTGGCAGTTGCCGCAAGCCGAAACGGGATGGCTTGCGCCGCCTCGATCAACGCCGCCCGCGTCTTGCCGTCATGCGCCTTGAGGATGCTGCTTTCATCCAGCACAATGCCGCCGAACGCTGCAAGGTCAAAACGTGACAGCTTGTCATAGTTAGTGACATAGACGCCATTGCCGGCAATATCCGCTTGAGACGTGGCGCGAATGACCGGACGGCCAAACGTATCCCCCTCAGCCACGAATTGCGCGGCCACGGCAAGCGGGGTCAAGATCAGCGTCGGCTTGCCGGTGAAATTGGCAGCGTGCGTTGCCCACTCAATGGCCATGCGCGTTTTGCCAAGCCCAGTGCCTGCAAAAATAGCAGCACGGCCACGGCGAAGCGCCCACCGCACAATGTCCGACTGATAGCCGAATAGCGACGGGTGAAGGTCGCCAGGCTCGTCAATGCCGGTTGGCGGGTCAATCGCCAGCTTGGCGGCAAGATATTCTTCATACGTCACGGCACATACTCCCCCATGCCCAATTCACGCCGCAGCGCGTTCATCTTTGCCAACACCCGCGCTCGTTCGCTTTCACGTCGCATTGCAGCGCCATGCTTGGCTAGTTCGGATGCAGCGCGTTGTGGCAAACGTGCGTAAGGCGCATACCATTCTTGTCTTGCTTCAAACTGGCGGCGGGCGTCGTCTTGCAGACGTGCCGTAGCAAGTTCAAGCGCGGCGTTTTTTGCTGGACGCTTGCCAAACAGCCATTGAAAAAAAAGTCCATTCATTGCGTTGCCCTTATATGAAGTTCGCGTTCCACATCGTTCAACGTGCGGCCCGTCCATGTGGCGATGTAAGGCACGCTATGGCCAAGCCAAAACAGAATGCGGGCTTGCCAGCGCCATGGTAACAGAGCGATCATGCTGCATACCCCATAATTGGTCAACCTGGATTGCGGTCGGCGGCTTCGCAATAATGCGTTTCAAAGCGGATTGTCGCAATGCGGTCGGCGTGCTTTTCCTCTGCACCCTTCACGATTGGCGACGGTGGGCGAACATATCCCTTGCCGCGACGGGCGAGGCCAAGCAGTTTTGCGCGCTTGCACACGGCGCTTGGCGAACGTCCGACAGCATCGCCAATCTCGGCAGCCGTGGCAGTCGTTTGCCACATGCGCTGCAAAACCGCGTCCATCGTGTCGTTCCAGCGGATCGGGTCAACATTCACGCCCAGCCGCATGGCCCGCGATTGCACGCCGTGCATGGTGCGCCCGAGCTGTGCCGATACTTGCCGGTGCGTCATGCCAGCGGCCATCATGGCGCGCAACATGGCGTCCTCTGCTGGCGTCCAGGATTTGCTGTGTGTCATATGCTCTCCCTTGTTATGGGGGCATATACCCATGCGCCGGCTTTTGCGTCAATCAGAAAAAATAACGTGGCGCTAGAAAAATGTTGTTGACGGGATAAAGCGCGGCGCTTATAAAAGGACATGCCGTGTGAGACCGAGTGGCAGCGGCGATAGGGAGAGAGACGATGAGCGAATGGACAGTTTTGGAATTGCTGCAACAGCGGCTAGACGGCGAACAAAAATCGGTCGATCTTGCTTTGCAGGCACTCAAGCAAGCAGAAGCCAATCTTGAAGCTGCGAGGCTTCGCCGCGACGCAGCTCGTGCCGACCTTCTGACGCACAAACTGACGACGGGTGTAGCATGATCGACGACAACGCACACGCCGCACGGCTGCAAGAGCGCCACGAACGCTTTGCACATGCCGAACCAGTTACGCCGTCGCAGCACTTCCGCACGATTGCGGCGATTGCCGGCCTGCTTAAGCACTTCACCGGCTGCGATGACGAGCTTGACGAGGCTTTGCAGGACGCGGCCAAGGAAGCCGTTTACGACCATTACGCGGAAAGCTGTGTGTCGCCCGAAGACCCTGACAGCGAGGCAATCGACCTGCGCCGTGAGTGGGATTACAGCGACTGCCCGGAAGCCGCCGTAACGTATCTGCAAACGCTGCTGGCACCGTCGCAGCCGGTCAATAAGGGGAATGTGAAATGAGCGGACAACACACGCCGGGGCCATGGAATGAATGGGCCACGCCTGATGATCTGGACATGTCGCACGAGATTTGCGCCAATAACCGGCTGCCAATCGCCATCATTTACGACGGCGAAAAGGCGCAAGCAAACGCCCGCCTTATTGCCGCCGCGCCTGACTTGCTGGAAGCGGCGCAGGCTCTGCTTAATCGTTGGCTAGGCGGCGATGGCGATATGGACGACGACGACCGTATTGAACGCAATATGCGCGCCGCTATTGCCAAGGCTTCCGGCAAATGATCTGGACGGACGCAAACTGGCGTGAACCAGGCACCCGCCCGCGCGGCTGGATCATCGTGCAAAGCGAAATGGAGCGCAACAGCAACGCCGCTTTGTGTGACCGCCCGCCTGCCACCACGTTTGGGCAAGTTGCGGGTTATGTGGGCCGGCGCACGTTTGCCGGCATTGTGAAGCGCATCCGTGCCATTGTGGCAGCGGTGCAAGCCTATCGGGAGAGCATGAAATGCACGCATATCTAACCGCCATGCAAGCCGCATTGGACACTCACAGCCTTCCCGATGACGTGGAGTTCGTGCATGTCTCGCGTTCGTCAATCGGCGTGTTTGTGATTGTGCAGGCCGCGCATGGCCCATGCCCGTCTGGACGTGGCGCAACCGTGCAAGAGGCGTATGACGACGCCATGGCGCAGCGTGACCTTGCACAGCAGCAGCGGTGCGATGCGGTTGCGCGTGAAAAGGCGCGGACGGCGCTGGTGGCCGCAGGGCTGTCACCTGAATTGCTGGCGAAGGGATAACAGACATGGCAAACGATAATCCGCGCGCGGCGCTTTTCGCGGCAATGGCCAAGGCGTTCCCCGAGATCGAGGGCGCTACGAAAGACAGCAATAACCCGCACTTCAAGACGAAATATGCCGACCTCGGCGCGGTTGTTGACGCCATCAAGCCGGCGCTGTCTGCCAATGGGCTTTGGTTTCGGCAGGCGTTCCATGATGCACAAGGCGGGGTGGCGGTCGAAACGCTGATCTGCCATGCTAGCGGTGAAGAACTGTCTTGTGGTGTGTTGTTTGTGCCGGCCAGCAAGCAAGACGCGCAAGGCTATGGCAGCGCCATCACCTACGCCCGCCGCTACAGCCTCCAGACGGCGTTTGGCGTGGCACCAGAGGATGATGACGGCAACGCAGCCACGAAGGCCGCCAAGCCCCGCCAGCCGCCTGCTAACGTCAATCCTGAGCCAACCGATCCAGGCGGTGAAGACGATGTGACCGCCAAGGTTGCCGATTGGTGCGACAAGCAGGCCATCGAACTGGACGCCATCGGCAAGTCTGGTGATGCTGGCGCGCTGGCACTGTGGCACAGCAAGAACGGTAAGGCGCTGCTGCGGTTGAAGGCCAGCCATGAAGCGCAGTATGACAAGCTCATGGGCTTGTATGACGATGTTTATTCGATGCTTGGCAAGGGCGACAATGGCCCGCTGCCAATCACGTTTGCAGGTTAAGGAGCAACACACATGCAGATTATCAGCATCGCCGGACGTGTCGGCAAAGATGCCGCCAGCAAGGCCGCAGGCGGCAGCACTGTTACAGAGTGGACGGTTGCCATCAACAATGGCCGCGACAAAGATGCAACGTGGTATAAGTGCAGCCTTTGGGGAACACGCGGCGAAAAGGTGGCCGGCTTTATCCGCAAGGGTGAAAGCGTTGCCGTATCTGGCAAGCTGACTGCCGGCGTATATGATGGGCGGCCCGATCTCAAGATTGAGGTTGCCGAGGTGACGTTGCTTGGCGGCGGCCAGCGTGATGACAATGCAGCGCCGCAGCGTGACAATGGTGGCAGCCCGCGACGTGCGCCGCTTGATGACTTGGACGACGGCAGCGAAGTCCCGTTTTAGTTTTTAGCTTGCGCGCCAGCCATAATAGGCGCATAAGTTTTGGGGGCAGCGCGCGCCAACGCCTGCCCCCTGACTTCCCGCTTTGATGGAGCGACAAGTGAATAACCCAATACCCGCAAACGACGCGCCCGTAAAGAAATGCACGCTTTGCGGCGGATTTTTTGGCATAGACCAGTTTTACAAAGCGCCCGGCTGCGCCGATGGCTACGCGTCACAATGCAAAACATGCGTTAAGGCGCGCGCCCGCAAACGCAATTATGAAAAAGCAGAGCAGATACGGGCTTATGATCGTGAACGCTCTAAGTTGCCGCATCGGCGGCTTAAAGCGGCAGCACGTGTTATAGCACGGGCGGCACGCTCACCAGAAAAGCGCGCGGCTAATATTATTGTTGGAAATGCGGTCAGGGATGGCAGGTTGCGCCCGATGGATTGCGCTTTTTGCGGCGAACGCAAAACTGTAGCACACCACCACGATTATGCAGACCCGCTTAACGTAACGTGGCTTTGCACGCCTTGTCATTGCCGCTTTCACGCATTGGAACGCATGGCAATGAAAGCCAAGGAGCGCGGCTAATGTTGCAACGCCGCCACCGTAATTCAGGCCGCCAAAACGATGGCAAACGCTTTCCGGCGCATTTGCAATTTGTGCGTGGCTTTTGCTGCTTGATTGAAGGCAAAGCCGGCCACGTATGCAGCGGCAAGGTGCAGGCAATGCACGTTGATTACGCTGGCGGCAAGGGCATGGGGCTTAAGGTGCCAGATTACTACACCGTGCCAGGCTGTGCAGAGGCGCATCGTGAACAGACGGACGTGCTGGGCTGGGCAAGATTTGAGGCAAAGTATGGCGTTGACGCGCTACAAATTGCCAAAGACCTTGCCCGCCAGTCGCCGTCATTGCAGCGGGCAGCGCGTGAGGCGGGTTACGTGATCGACGGAGATGAAGCATGACTTATCATGTGTCACTTTCCAGCGACCGCAACCGCGCCCGCGCTATCAGCCTTGTGCAGAAAGCGCCTGCCGATTGGATGGCCGTCATTAAGCCACGCAACCGCAGCGATGAGCAAAACGCCAAGCTGTGGGCGATGCTGACCGATGTTGCCAAGGCGCGTCCTGATGGCCGTGCTGCAACGCCAGACGTATGGAAGGCGCTGTTCATGCAAGCGTGCGGCCATGAACAGGTGTTCGAGATGGGGCTAGACGGTCGCCCGTTTCCCATGGGCTTCCGCAGCAGCAAACTAACCGTGGCACAAATGGCCGATCTGATTACGTTTATACAGCAATGGGGCGATGAACGCGGCGTGGCGTGGAGCGAAAAAGGCGCTTGACGTGTAAGCGTGGCGCTATATAATGGGGGCAACAAGGGAGAGAGATATGACCGTTTCGCCTTACATTGTTGCCGGCTCGCTTGGGGCTATCAGCGAGCATTGCTGTTTTAGCAGCGCATTGGACGCGGCGCGCGCTACCAATGCTTCGCGCGATTGGACTGCGCTTGTCCACATTGAGCGCGCTCAAGTTAGCGGGCGCATGGTGCATTGGGTTGTTGATGGTCGATACAATCAATGCGCTGAATACATTGCTGGAGGTAGACCATGACGACTGACCCAAACGCGCCCGATGCTGCGCTGCTGTGGGCGCGTGAATTTGAGGCAAGCGTGCATCCGTCCACGATGATTGCCAGCATGATACGGCAGGGTGCTTGCGACGAATACGCGTCGGTTCGGCACGCAGCAGAAGCCTTCCGCGCTGGCCAAGCCCACGCTGATGCTGGTCTACTGGATGAACTCGAGCGGCTGCGGGCTGAGGTGGCGCAGTTGAAGAGCGTTGTTTATGCCGCCACGCAAGCGCAAACCGACCATAAATTTTTGTTGAAAGAAACGGACGCGATGCCCTTTTTTGCCGCCGTAAAGCATTTTCGTGGCAAGTCTGGCTTGTCGCTTTTGGAGGCAAAGTGTGCTGTTGAGCGGCACCGCGCCGCCCTCGGAGAACAGCCATGACCACGATCACCGCCGCGAAACTGCGCGAAATGGCGCACACCCTGGGCACGACACCGGAGAAGTTGAAGCCGGTCATCGGGCATTATTACTTCGTCACCATAGACGACACGCCAGCAGACACAGACGAAACCGAGGCGCAGGAGGCCGCGATGCAGGATGATCTGGTGGGCATCATTGCCCTAGAGATAGCAGAGCGCCGGGCCTTTGGTGAGGACGCCAAGACGATTGCCCGCGCAATCATCCCGATGGTACTGGAAGAAGCGGCGAAGGTGGCGCACCAGTGGGTAGCCGATGACATTGAAGGCAAGCGATTGGCAGACCTCATCCGCGCAATGGGTGCGCCATGAACGCGGCTGAGATTGCTGCCAAGCTGGCAAACGTCATCACTAACGCCATCATTGCAGAGAGCGGTGAAGACCCCATCACGCTGCCCGACAGCCTGAAAATAGCATGGCTCGATCAGGGCGAAACTGACATGGGCGTTGTCGCACAAGCCGCCATCACTGCACTCTGGCCGCTGTTTGTGGAGAGGGCGGCTGCTCGGCTCGAACGCGGCGACGTGTTCAGCGGCCCTAATGCGGTCGCTCATGCCATTCAGGGCGCCGCCGCATCCTGGGACAGGAGCAACAGCCATGACAACGCCTGATGAAGCGATGCTGTGGGCGCGGGAACGACAGGCTCAGGACGATGAAGCGGATGGCTACCCAGTTCTTGCGGAACGCACTCGAAAGGGCCTGCGAGACGGGAGATTTGTTATCGTGCTGGCAGAAGCCTACCGCGCCGGCCATGCTGCCCGTGACGCAGAGGTGGCCGCATATGCCGAAAGGGTGGCGGTGCTGGTCGAGGCTGCAAAGGCTGTGATGGCTGATTGGGACGCCCGCATGAGGGGCGACCGCGAACGCTACGTTCCGCCGCGCGACGACAATGAACTGGACGGTTATTGGTCGCCTAATGCTGCGATGGTGAGCAGTGAGATTATCGCCAAACTCCGCGCCGCCCTTGAAGGACACGCATCATGAACGCAACCTGCAATCAATGCCGCTTCTGGCGGCGTGGCTACCGCTTGCAAGGCTTCAACGTGCCTAGCTGGTGCGATAAGCACTTTCATAGCCAACCCGGAGACGATCCATGCTGCGCGCAGTTTGAAAATATCGACACCCGCAGCATTCAGCATCCTGAATATGATCATTCGGGAGACGTGGCATGAACAATATTGACTTTGAGACAATTCGCAGTCCGCGCGCTATCGTATGCAAGCGCCAACATCGCGCCGACTGTGGCGTAGGCCTTATCTGGTATGTCTGTTTAGCTGACGGTTGGCTTCTCGACTGCGGCGCTGAAAATGGCAGCGAAGCTCGGGCGCATATCTTGGCAGAGGTGATAAACGCCGAGAGGCCTGAGGCATTTCATCTTGAGAACCTGGCCGCATGGAGGCCTGTGTGAAGCACTCGCCTGAAGTTTTATCGTGCCCTAAGTGCGGTTCAGATGACGTTTCTTATGGATATGGAGGCCCGCCTTGGTGCGCCACGGTCGAATGTCACGCAGAACAATGCCGAGCGATAATCATCGACTATCACAGTCAGTCGCGGCCAATCATACGATGGAACGCGGGATATTGGCACGGTTTCATTGTCGCTGACGAAGATGGCTTTAATGTTTTCAAAGAGGAGCCGGGTTATGAGCCGCGCATTGATAAAACTACTGTGTCCTAAGTGCGATTCGCATGAAACGACAAATCGACTAGATGCCGATCCTCCGCGCGCAGTTTCTCTTTCTATGATTTGTTCAGATTGCGATGATGGTGATTTTTGGCAACCGATGTATTTTGATTCGCATGGCAATGAGGTTGCCTTTGATGACATGTCGGAGAACGGCCATGACGCATGAGCAGATCGCGGCCACAATGGCTGTGGTATGGCGCAGGCAATCAGGGCGTTGCGGAAATCATGCAGGACGCAGCAGACGCCATCGCAGCCGGCGCGCACCTCAAGGCTTAGGCCACGCTGCCACAAGAGCAGCCCGCTTGGCCTCGCACTGACTGATAGCCGCCCGCCGCTCCTCTAGCGCCGCATCCACGCACTCAGCCGTCCCGCACAGCAACGGCGGCACTGTGCAGGCCCGTAGAGCCTCAGCGGGCGGCGATGGCAGCGTTAGCGGCTTCGTCACCTTCCTGAATGGCCCGCAGGCGGTCAGGGTGCAGGCAAGGGCCAGCAGCGGCAGGATTTTGGACATAGAACGCACTCCGTTTCATGTTTGCCAGCTTTGTGAGCCGTTCGATTTCAGCCGTGGACATGGAGAGCGCAGCACCAGCGGCGTCCACCTGGGCTTGCAAGGCGGTTTCTCGCGCGCGTTGGGCTTCTTGCGCCGCGACCTCCCGCGCTTGCCACTCGGCGCGCTCTGCATCGACGCCGCGCCCGTGCGCCCAAAAATACGCGCCCACAGCCAGCAGGACGCCGGCAGCGTAGGGCGCAAGGCGGATTGCCCAAAGCGGTATCATGGCTGCACCTCAAACCGGCTGCCCACCGCAAACGGAATAACCCCGTTCCACCTGATCGACGGCGGCGGCTCTTTCGTGCCGTCCACCATGGGGTTGTCCGCCACCACGTTGCTGGCGTGTTCGAGGCCCTTGATCTTGCCGATGCCAAACAGTGTGCCGGGATAGCTGGCCAAAATATTGTATTTGACCACGCTGTTGATGCAGCCGCCGCAGGAAATGGTGTGTGAGAACATCACCCAGGCGCGATTGCCGTAAGCGAAAAACCCATCAACGCTGCCGCCGCCGATGTTGCCGAACAGATTGGCCTGCATGTTGCCTTCGGCGTTATTGTTGATCAGGTAAATTTGCGTCATCACCGGGCCAGTCCGCAGGCTCCAGCCTTGAATACAATCCGGGTGCGCGTTGCCGAGACGCACATACCAATGGCAATAATTCTCGCTGGCGACGATGCGATGGCTGCCGATGATGTTCAGCCCGTCCGACGATGCCTCGCCAAAATCGTTGCCATGCGCCAGGCTATCGGTCGCACCATCGAATGTGAGTTGCGTGCGGAAACGCCGGAACTTGCCAGCGCGGATCGTCACGCGGGTTGCACCGCGAACTTGCAGGCCGCCCCGATCACCAGTCAGGAACGCGCCGGTCACGCCAAGCGTTGCAGGCCCGCCAAGCACCGTTGGCCCGTTCATGCTGATATCCGCGCCGCCGCTGATTTGCACCGCCCACCGTTCGCGCGTGTCGCGTTCCAGCGTGCCATAGGTGCCGCCCTCCACGTGCAGGCCATTGCTGGCGGCAATCGTGATGCCTTCGAGGAACGTCGCCCCCGTCGCATCCAGCACCGTGGCCGTGTGGCGGGCGGGGATGTTGCGGATGATGACGCGCTCGGGGCACGTGATCGGCCCTGTGGTGACGTTGCCGGTCAAGAGCGCGGTTGCGATAGCTGCACATGCAATCATTCGGCAAGCCCTTCATGGCTGTTCACGTCCACCGACATGCCGCCCGGGCCGGCGATCTTCAAGTTTCGCACCAGATTGCGCGCCACCAGCCCGACTTGCTGCACGCCAAGCAGCGCCAGTTGTGCCAGTCCGAACGTGCCAAGCAACTCGATGCGCTTTGCTGCCATTGATGCCGGCCAATCACCGTAGGCAATGTCAACGTGCAGCCATACCACCATTGCCATGCCAAAAAGCGCCAGCACCATCATGGCAGCGCGATACGTCCATGCTGCCCATGCTTCGTTAGGCGGCTTCATTCCACCACCTCGATCACATGCACCTTTGACGCCCATATGCGCTCGCGCACTTGGCGCGGCAGGATGATGCAGCCAGATGACGCGGTGCCAGGATTGCGGACGCTATCGCCGTGTATCTGAAAAGCAGCGCGGCCAGTCTCATCATGCCGCGTGTCGTTCGGCGTGGCGTCAACCGGATATAAGTCCATCACGAACGGCCCGGTGCGCTGTGACGTGCGAGGCGTGCCGATGCGATAGCGCCCGCGTGGCAATGGCCCTACGCCCTGCACAGCCTGCAATGCGGGGTTATTCTTGCCGCGCCCTTTGCCGCTATACCCGCGCGACACAAACGCGCCATCGCGCCACAACTCGCCCGATGCTTGCCGCCATTGCCACATATCTCACCGCCTCGTTATTGCTGCGTATAGCACAAGCGCCACGCCGCACGCTAATAGGGTGCAGCCGGCAAAGGTCACTGTTGCCGCATTCCGTTGCCGTCGCAATTCAGCTTGCGACAGATTGCAGACAGCAGTTGCTTGCTTTCGGCGCGATGTTCTTCAAGTTTGGCCAGCCGACTTTCGTGCGCCGTCCAGCCTGCGCCAATGCCAAACACTGCCACAATCAACACAGCGGCGCTTGTCATGCTGATCTGTTGCTTATCAATCGGCGGTGTCGGCATTACTCTGCCCCCGCTTCAAGATGCGACCGGACGCCCGCCACAGCCATGCCATTATCGCTGCTACGATTGCGCCCATTGCGAATTTTCCTTCCGTCTCCATTGACCGCTCCCATGATGAGAAAAGCGATCTGAAGCCCCCCGCCGAGCGTCAACATCGTATTATAGCCCCAAGTGTCCACTGAACCGGACGCCCAATGGGCATAATGCAGCCCCAACTGCACGAAATAGACACGCGCCAGAATAGCAGGCGTGTATCCAGATGGCTGCCACAGCAGCACGATTGCGCTGGCCACGTCAAAGAACATGAACCACGCAACCGGAGCCGCGTCATTAGCGGCAACCACAGCAAGGTTGCAGGCAATGAAATTCACCGCCAGCACCAACGCCGAACGCAACAACAACGGGCAGCGACAATGCACGGAAAAGGCAGCCCCGACCAAAAGGCCCACCGCGAATATCGTCTGCACAAGCATGTTACGGCAATTCTTTTGGCGTGCCACCGGAAAGCGGCGCAACGTCAATGCCAAGCTGTTCGGCATGGTCGCACGCTTCCTTGTGCATGATGGCGTGCAGCCGTTGCAGCTTGATGCCCAATTTCTTGTGCGCCCGCTCCGCGTCATGCAATGCGTCAGCGATTGCTTGCGCGCTGTCCTGTTCCATCTTTGCCATTCACACCTCCCTAGAAAATGTTTTCGTAGAAATAGAACGTCTGGTTGCTGGCCACTACCGCAGGGCTGCCCGCGCTATCCGTAACCGTGCAAATCAGGTTGGCATTTACGCCAGCACCAAGCGAAACGCCACTAACAGCCGGCGTCACCGTTGCAACGTTTGACGCACCGGTAAAGCCCCACGAGCCGCCACTTGTCGTTGGATACGTCCATGCGTAGGAATACGGAGGCGTGCCACCTGATGCCGTGCATGTCACGGTTGAGAATATCCAACTATCAGAATTGAAGTTGGACGCAATTTCACCCTCTGGAATAACGGCAGACAGCGCAACGCCGCCACCACCACCACCAGCGCCGCCGAACGTGGCGGACAGGGCAACCATGATGCCGCTCATGATACGTTGCCGGCAATATGCCAAAGCGTTGCAGCGCGCTTCTTGATGACGCAATCGCCATAGACCGCCAGCGTGCGCGTGCCGGTGTTTGTCGTGCCAGACTGGCGCAGCGTGTCACTTGTGATTGAGATGGTCACAGTCGCGTTTGTGCTGTTGCTGATCTCGATTGCAGTTCCTACCGGAAAAGCAACGGAGGCATTGGCGGGAATAGTGACGTTGCCAGACGTGTAAAGCGTTTTGCTGGCGTGTGTCAGGTCAATAGTGCCACCGGGGAAGGTGACGACAGGCAAGCCACGAAAGCCCAGCGTGTTTGCAGCAATCGTGCCAGTTTCCACAATGGCCACGTCTTGCTCTAGCGAAGTGATGTCAGTGTTTGCACCAGATGCCGCCGCGCCAATCGCCACGCGCGCCATCGTAGCATCGTCAACAGCCAGCGTCAGCGTTCCTGATGACGTGATGGGGCTGCCGGTAAAGGTGAAGCCCGTCACACCGCCCGATGCTGCAACGCTGGAAACGCTGCCAGGCGCAGTCAGGCTTGCCGCGTTATAGACAAGCGCACCCGCCCCATCCAGCACCCGCACAGACACGCTTGCAGACGCGGTGTAAAGCTTGGCAGGGCTGCCGACGAACACGGGATAACCGCCGCTGGTGATGACAGGCTGCGCGGCAGGGATAGACAGCGCAGCATCCCAAAACAGCGCAACCGGATTAGTGATTGGGTCAAGATTGGCCACGCCAACGTAAATGCGCCCCTCATCAAGCGGCTGGCCATCGCGTCCGGTAAAGACGGGGAACGGCGGGGTAATGGCTAGGGTCATTGCGTCGGTTCCCCGATAAGCTGCTGCACCTCTTTCTGTAGTGGGCGCTCTTTGATGCGCTTACGCAAGGGGGCAACGATGTTGTTCATGACGCCGCCAGACACGGGCAGGCCGGTTACAAGCGTATTCAACACGCGGTCTAGCGCGTTCTCCCATGCGCTTGTGGTGTTGCTGAAATTGATGCTGCCGGGCGGCGCGGTAAACACGTCTTGAGCCACATCCGACAGCGTGCGGAAACCTTGCGCCGTGCTGCCGTCAAAGATAACATTCAACTTGCCGCCCGCATCCAGCTTTTCAATGATGCGCTTAAGGCCAGCCGGTGAAACGGCCACTTGGCCAGCCTCATCCTTAACAGCGCCAGCCGGATAAGCGGCGCGACGGATTTGCTCGGCCACAGCGCCCTGCACCTCTGCCCATGCTTGAGGGTCGCCGCCCTCACCCGTCACAAGGTCACGCATCTTGCGAAGCTGTGCCGCCTCAGTGCCGGGCGCAAGAATACGCGCTACCACGTTTTCAGCGGCAACCACGCGGTCAGTGCTGTTGCGCTTCGTGCCAAGCAGTTGAGCGATAATGCCCACGTCCTTGAACGTCGCCTGATGCTCACGGAACGCCGCGCGGGCGCTACGGTAAACGTCGCCGCCTGCATCGTCTAGGATGCTGTCAATGATGCCCTTTACCTCACCGCCAAGCCGCGCTTGATTTGCGTCCGTTGCCATGTTCGCGCCGACAGCCTTGCGGACGGCTTCCATGGCTTCAATCGAAAGCTGGCCGGTGCCGTTAGGGTCGTTGCGTTCAATCGCTTCACGCGCAATCCGCAGCACCTTTTCGTCTTGTTCGGTGGGCAGCTTTGCCGCAATGGCGTCTAGCACCGGCTGATAGCTAACAGGTTCCCGTGTTTCGCCTGCCGCTTCTGCCCGTTTATAGAGCGCGCGATACTTGGCCTTGCTCTTGTCCGCCATGCTGCGGATGCCCGCCGTAATGCGTGCGCCTTGCTCTTCAAGGTTGCCAAGCACTTGCGCGCCGGTTTCATCAATGAACGCGTCAAAGTTAGCCGCAATCGCCTGCTGCTGTTGTGCCATGCGCTCACGGATGGGGCCGCCCACCTCGTTGTTCTTGGCAAGCTCGCGGGCGCGCTGGCTTTCCTCAAATGCACGGCTTTTCTGGAACTTCATCAGCGACACGGGCACGGGCAAATCTTCTGCCGCCGTCACTCGGATGGTTTCCGTAGGCGTAGCAGCACCTGAAAGGCTGACACGCCCACCAGAGCCAGCCGTGGGGGGGCCTGTGGGAGCAGGCACACCACCACCCGGCCCGCCAACATCAGGGCCACCACCAAACACGCGACGACCAAGCGCGCCAGCGCCAGCGCCAAGCACGCCGCCACCGATTGCGCCGCCAAGCCGGTTTTCGTTAGCCTCGCCCGCGCCCGCCAAGATGCCGGCAATCGCGTCACCGGCCAAAGGCGCAAGCGGTGCAAGCCGTGTGCCAGCAAGTGCCGCGTTGACACCCGTTGATGCCAGCCCAGCCGGGCCAATGCTGCCTAGCGTTTCGCCAACAAGCGAGGCGGTAACATTTCGCTCTTGCAGGTAACGCTTGGCAGCCTGCACGCGGTCAGCATCAAGGCCAAGGATAGGTGCAAGCTCATCAAGCAAGCCAAACGTTTGCCCGCTGGCTGCGCTAACCATGCCCGCCGCAACGGTCTCACCCATTGGCGTGCTGACAAACTCCCCAACGGCTTCCTCTGCCGCTGTGGGCTGGCCAGTGGGGTTGGCGTTGATCGTGACGGGCTTGCCTTCATTGGCTTGCAGGAACGCGGCTTCTTCGGAGCCAAACGAACGGCCAAACTGCGCTGCAACAGCCTGCACATCGGCAAAGCGCCCGGTGCGGTTCCACGCTTCTTGGATAGCTTTACCGGCTTCCATATCCTGCGGCGTCATAATGGGCTGGCCGCCTTGGATAGCGCCAGTTACCACGCCGCCTGTGGTGCCGGGAGCGGTAACGATGCGGCCTTGACTGCCATCCTGCCGCGCCTCGCCGTAAACCGGCTTGCCTTGTTCGTCTATGAACCCAAGATCACGCAAAGCCGTATCGGCCTGCTCTGCGCCATACTCGCCTGCAATGGCGCGAAACCCACGCACGGCCAATTCGCGCTGCTTGCGCTTCTGCTCAATTTCCTTGGGGCCAGCGCCAGGCGTTGGAAAGAAGATACGCGCCTGCTTGTCAAATTCCTCTGGCGAGATTGCCGCGCCGGACTCCAGACGCAGCGTGGCAGCAATGAAATTTTCCATCGCGTCAAGTTGCGCGCGGCGTTCATCGGAAAGCGCGGCACGGCTAAAGTTGGGCGAACGGCGGTTAATCAGCAGTTCGGTGTAGCTCTGCGGATCAAGGCCAAGACGCTCAAACTCAACGTCTGCCGAACGGGCGCGCTGATAAAAACCAAGCCCCTTTGACTGCGTTTCCGTCAATTCACGGCGTTGGCGTTCCTTGTCAGCAATGGTGCGCTGCTCTGCATCCTGCTGCATTTGCAGGCGTGTGCTTTCAAAGCCAAGGCGCGTTGCTTCTGCCGGTGACATAGGGTCTTGCGGCGGCGTGAATTCCACAGCCGGACGCTCTGCCGGACGCAATTCTTCCGGCTTGGCGACAACCTTTGCGCCTTTCATCCAAGGAGGCAGTTCAGCCATTAAGGCTTCTCCATCACAGCGCCGTTCCAAACAAACTTCTGGCCGGACGGGATTGCGTCGTATTGCTGTTGATTAGTCACAACGGGCAGCTTTTGCGGCGCAGCGCCACCGCCCCCACCATAGCGGCGCTGATACTCGGACATTGGGCCAATGAATTGAGTGCCGCGCGGCGTTTCCATGGTCACGATAGGATCGACGCGGTTTTGCACATACTGCTTTGCAAGGGCAACGCCTTCCGGGCTTTTCGGGTCAACGCCGGATGCGGCCAAGTCTTTCTGAAAGCTGGTCAAGCCTTGCGTGCCGACTGCCTCGCCGTATTCCTTAAACCGCTTGCCATCAGTGCCAGCCAAGAAAGCAGACGCCATGATGTTGGCCGCGTTCGGGTCTTTCTCGGCAATGTCGGCCATGTCGGCAAACTGCTTGGCAATGTCAGGCTTGCCGCTGTTCTTGAACGCCTCGGAAGTCGTGCGCCATTCTTGCGCCGCAGCCTTGCCGTTGCCGCCCTGCAATGCCGTATAACCACGCAGGCCAGCATCATAGACCGGCTTGCGGGTGGCTTCATCAAACGCGCCCCATTGTTCACTGATGGGCTTGGCGAAAGACGGGTATTTCTCCATGACCGCCACTTTTTCGGCAGGCGTCTTGGCCGTGCCAAACTCGCGCATGGCCTGCTGTAGCATCATCTTTTCTTGTGCCGCAACTTCTGCCGCCTGCGCGCGTGCCTGATCTGCGCGAATGGCCGCCCCTTGGCCGTATGCCTGCGTAAACGCGCCAAACGGATCGACGTTAGCGCCCTGCACGTTATAGTTGAACGGAGCGACCATTAGCCGAACAATCCGCTAAACGGGGCAGGATTGCGGCCAAGCCCTTGCTGCAATCCATACATCTGGAATGGCATGTTTGCCACCGAACCAATGCCCTGATTGATAGAGTTAGCCGCGCCAATGCGTGCGCCAGCCTGTGCCGCGCCAATCTGCCCAAACGAGTTGGCAATGTTCTGGCCCGTCTGCAATCCGGCGTTACCCTGAAAAGCCGCCGCGTTCTGGCCAAGCGAGGTAATGCCGGCCAAGCGGTCATATTGCTGACTGAATAGCTGGTTCAAAAGTTGCGGGCGGAATTGAGCAAGAGCGCCTTGCACGTTGCCGCCGCGAAGCCCACCCGTCGCGCTGGCGTTCTGCAAGATGGCGTTTTCGCCCTGCTGATAGAGGCCCTGAAACAGCGGGCTTTGCTCTTGCTGCTGGATAGCCTGGGCTTGGCTTTCCGGCCCACGCAAACCCGCCGCACCCATCAGCGCATCAAGCGCCGGCCCACCTGCCTGCACATAAGGCGCAAGCAACTGCTGCATTGCGTCAAACTGCCGGCGCTGTTCGTCAATGCCCTGCTGTGCCGCCGCCTCCTGCGCCCGTCCTGCGCTGCGTGCCGCGCCTGCACCGATTGCAGACGATGCCACGCCGCCAAGTGCGCCAACGCCAAGCGCGATTGCGCCAAGTGTCGTAATAGCCATTTACAGCGCCTTCCAAAACGTATGTTCAAGCGGGGCATAGCCGCGCCGCTCGTATAGCTTGCCCACCGCCTCAGGCCGCAACGCTTCGAGCGAAACCATCAGGAACGTGCGAGCGCCGCGCGCTTTCGCCTCATCTTCAAGCGCCGCCAGCAATGCGCTGCCAAACTTGCCGCGCGCTTCGGGCTGCACCCACCAGAATGTCTCTTGCCCAATGGTTACTTCCGCGTTCCAATATGCCTGGAACACCATCGCGCCAGCCATGCCGACAATCTGGCCGCCTTCCTCTGCGACCAGCAAAATGGCGTTAGGCGCGTCAACCATGTTGTGCAGCGAACGGCCAAGGCTTTCAGGGCAAAAAGCCGCTAGTGCTTCCATGTCCGAAACGGAAAGGAACACGCGGCCAAGGTCAACAATCGCGCCAACGTCGCCATAATCAGCGGGGCGGATTACCGCGCTACGGTTGAGCTGTGATAGTGCGATGCGAGCGTCCTGCGTCATAGCCACCTGCTACGGAACGAGGCCACCGGCTGCCTCTTGACGCTCGGTAGCGTAGTTCTACCCTATCACGCCGCGCTAATCAAGTAATCACGCGCCCGCTTGCAAACAGCACCAGCGCATTGCCGGCAACCGACACACACCAGATGGCCGCGCCGCTTTCCACCACCTGCCCAAGCATCGGCGTGACCATGTAGCTCTCATTCACAGCAACGGCGCGCGTCTTGACGATGCAGTTATCCGCGCTCGGCGCATCGCCAGCCGGAACGACATGCACGGTGATCTGTGACGCACCACCGCTTACGTTCGTCACGGTGAAGGCGTCAACAATCGTCTTAGCCGCAGCCGTGTAATCCGCCGTTAGCGTTGTGCTGGCGTATTTGGGTTGTATCAGGGCTTGTGCGGTAATGGCCATGTGCGTTCCTTATGCCAGACGCAATCGGATAGCAGGAGCCGCAGCGTTCGTGGGCGTGCAAGCCGGAGCGGATGCCGGCAAGCCGCCCGCGAAGGCAGACGTGCCGCGTTGAACGACAAAATTAGCCGTGGAACCAGCCGCAGGCGCGCTGAAAGCATATGATCCACCGTTGGCCACCGCTCGAAATGTCGGGTTGGCGCTGGCGTGCGTCACAAGCCAATAAAGCTCGCCCGCCGCCAGCGTCCGAGATGCAATAGTGTCCGTCACGTAGCCAGTCCCCGCGCTAGACAGGGCAATCGTTCCAACAAGCAACGTTCCTGGGGCCGTTGCGCCGTTATCCGCATAAATGCCTAGCCGAAACGTGGAAGCCGCAACGCCCGTTGTTACTTCAATGGCAAGTTGGTTAACTACAAGATCATGCGCGGGAATGAATGGCACGCTTTCAAAGCGGTCGGCAGCCGTTGCAGCCGTGCCTAATGCGGTCGCGTTGACAGTGGGCAGCACAAACGCGCCGGAGCCATAAGTAGCAGCGCCATGAACGCCGCCGCGCAACGTTGTGTTGCTGGCAAAAAAACCTGTCCCCTCGCTATAGTGCAACTGGCCGCCAGCACCGACGAACGCGCTATAAATCTCAAAGGCCGTGGTGCCGTTGTAGTGGGCAACCGTCACCGTCGCAGGCACAGCGCCCTTGTTGCGGATGAACAGCGTCTTGACGTTACGCACGCCGCTGCTTGGCCCTGCCACTACAGCCGTAGTCGTTGCCGAAACCATGGCCGTATCAGTCTGGCCAAGCGTGACAGAGCCGCTAACGAGATCAGCCCATGAAGCATGAATATCCAGCGTTGCCGCCGCGCTCGACGTAACGCGAATTTCGCTGCCAGACGTGGTGAGGTTCAGCATGTCAAATTACCCACGAGATTGCCTCGGCACCAGCAGAGCCGGTTGCCCATGCTACGTCATAATCTGTATTGCTGACTTTCACTAGGGCTTGGCCTGTTGTGCCACCCGTAGGAACACCGCCACGCGACACTGCCAGGTTGCCGGTCGTCTGCGTGCCGAGGTCAACGCCTGACAATGTTCCGCCTAGCGTGATTGTGCCGGTTGTCGTGATTGGGCCGCCCGTGAGCGTAATGCCGTTGACCGTGCCCGCCGTGGCAACGTTCGTAACCGCCGTGCCATTGGCTGCGGACGTAAGCCGCCCTTGCGCGTCAACCGTGATATTGGATAGCGTATAACTGCCCGCTGCAACCGTCGTGTTGGCAAGGCTGATGGTGCCAGCGCCGACAATCGGGGAAGGCGCAGCGGAAAGCCCAGTGCCAGCCGCAACGCTCGTAACCGTGCCGCCCCCACCGCCGCCGCCACCCGCAGCGCAGCACACGCGCACAACAATCTGGCCTTCCGTGCTGCTAACCAGCGTCACGATGCCCACCGGAACCTCAAATGCCGGTGGCGTGGCAGTCAGCGCACCGGCCACCGCACCGCTGGCGTAGAGAATGTCACCAGCCGCAAACGATGACGTATCAAGATTGTCTGCAAAGCCAAACTGCACCGCATAGCCGCTATCGTTGTTGGCAATGTCGGTTGCCGCCACGCCGATAGCCAAATATGCATCGGTCAAACCATCGGCAAGATATGGCGCAACGTCATAATATCCGCTGCCCGCAATTCCGATAACGCCCAGCACCGTGCCTGCGTTGATCGTGCTGCCCGTGGTGTTTGTCACGCGCACATAATTGGACAGGCCAACACGCTGCAACACGTTGCCTTCCATGCCCCATGCAAGCGTGCCTGCAAACGGGTTCCAGCCGGCGCGGCCTTCCTGCCCGACAAACGCGGGAAAGCGCGTAAAGTCGATTGTGTCCACTTGTTGCGATGGGTTGGGCAGACGTTGCGGGCCGATGCCGCCAAGGCCGACCAACTGCTCTAAATCAACCGTTGTGCTGGCAGTCGTGTCTGCCGTGTTGAACAGCCGTTCGATTTGCCGGATCGTGTCAAAGTCATCGCCGGCAAACGCTGCAATCTGCTGGCGCGTCAGCCTGAGCGCGCGAGGCGGTTGCGATGCCATCAGTAGGCAAGCGGCTCAATCGCCGCCTCCAGACGGGCAAACGGCATGTGGGCGTCAGACGTGCCACGGAAACGTTGCACGCGCCAATGACGCATCCAGCCTTGCCGGAACCATACCAGACGCTTGGCCCTAACCCCAGTGCCGCCCACGCCTAGCGCGCGATCTTGCGACCATGTAACGCCGTCCACGGTGTAACTTGTGCTGATGACGGGCGCGCTGCCAAGGGTAACGCTGCCGGTCAATGCAACAAGTTCCAGGCTGGCCACAATCGCGCCCGCGCCGTTGTTGTAGATTACCGGCGTGCTGAACTCCCACCGCACCTTTTCACCCCAATGCGCGCTGCTATCCCGCGTGAAATAGCCCACCGATGTAGAGGCAGGGTCGGCCACCTGCCAACGGTCATAAGCCCATATCATATCGCGCGCACGATATTGTGCAAAGCCGGCAAGTGTCGTTACCATCACCGTCCAGACAGGTTCGCCAATCGCTTCTGATGCCGCAGCGTCATAAACGAGCGTGCGGTCTGGCAGATGGATATAGAGCAACTGATTGCTGCGGTCGTTGCGCGCTTCCATGATGACGCCGGCCAGTTGCGTTTCGCTGTAGGCCATCAGCAGTTCGTCAATCTCTTGCGTGCTGACTTTCACCGCGTTTGCATTGTTGGCGATATACACAGCCGGCGCTTCGTTACGCCCGCCACCGACAAAGGCCAGCGTATCAAGATAGATTGCCGCCGCAAACGTGCCGACACAGCCTTTCTGGATTTGCGCGCCCTCGTTGCGCTGGAACGGGAACAGATCGCCGCCCACGTTGTCGAAATACTCGATTGTGTAGCGGTTGACGGCAACAGCTTCGTTGCGGATTTTGAACAGCCCGTTGACAGGATCAGGGTCAATCTCGCTGCTGCCATACTTAAGCGGGTTAACCTGCGTCGGGTCGGTCAATTCCGTGACGACAAGGAACTCCCCATCGGTCGTCATGAAATAGCCGTCAATCCAGATGACGGTTAGCGCCGTGCCAAGGTCGGGGTCTGTCACTTGGGTTAGCGTGGTGCCGTTCCAATAATACAACCGCCCGCCAGACGTGATTGCCAGCCGGTCAAAGCTGTAATCAAAGCCGCACTGCCCGCCGCTGCCCACGTCACCCAACACCGTGACAGTGCCATTACCGGCTTGCGTCACCAGCTTTGTGCCCATCACGCGATAAGCTACGCCGTTCCACAGGATGCCACCACGCGGCAGGCCAGGGCCGGTGCCGGTCTGCACCGTTCCATCGGCAGGGCGCAGATAGCCGCTGCTGATGCCCGTGTCGCGCGGCACAGCATGGAAATTGACAGGCAACGACACGCGAAAGTCTGGCGACGTATCCGCGTAGATGCCTTTGATGATGGGTATTTGAACCATCAAACCGCCGTCACGTAATCGGTGCCGTTAGCGCCGCCCGTATTCCAATAGGGCTGCACGGGACGCCACGTTGTCGTTGTGCCAAAGTCGTTGAACTCTGCGCCGGTATATTCGCTGCAAATCATGCTGGCGCGGTTTGGCATATCCAAGAACACGGCATCCGTGCCCGACGCGCCGCCAGCGCCAAGATCGCGCGTGTAGACGTTAAGGCCACGCGAAAAGGGATTGCTGCCGCGATGGGAGCAAATATAGACAGTCGCAGGCACGCTGGCAAACGTGAACGTGGCGACGTTGCCGGTCACGGTGCAGTTTGTCGGATAGATCGCGTTGCCGGTGTTGAAGTCCGTGCTGTCAGCAACAGTCAGGAAGTCGAGGCCGCCGCGATAATCGCCAAGGTATGTGCCGTTGCGGAACGCCAGCGTGCCGCCGTTCGGGTCGAACGTCACTTCAATGGTCGTGCCGCTGGCAATCACCGCCGACAGCATGATTGGCCCGTTGAAGTCGGACGGGTTGGCAATCGGATCGAGAAGGTGCGCCACGCGGCGGGCATGGTCACGGGCCTGGATGCCGTAGCCGCAGTTGGCATGGCCCAGCGACGTGTTGGACGTGGCCGACAAGTGGTAAATGTCGCCCGTGCTGCTGTTCGTCGTGCCGTTACGATACGCCGTCGCGGTGTAAGGGCCGCGCACAAACCGCGTCGGGTAGTTCGCTGGCATCGTGACTGCTTGAATACGGCGAAGCTCCTGCTGGTTCGCATCCGGCGAGGCTTGCACGTTGACCGGGCACATCATGCGGACGGTCGGCCCACAAAGCAGGTCGATAGCGTCCTGTTCGGCAATAACCTGTGCTTCGTAACCTGGAACCACAGAAGGCGTCACCCGCCCGTCAATCGCCTCGCGGAAGCTGCCATAATACGGGCCGCCGTTGGCACTGTTGGTCGGGTCATTCAGTTCAAACTGGCCGGACGTGTCGATAATGTAGGACAGTTTGCAATGCGCGTTGGCCAAGCCGACAAGCAGGCGTTCACGATAGGTCGGGTTGGTGATGAGATTGTTGCGGGCAGCTTGCAACGTGCCGCCCCAGCCGCCCATGCCCATCATCACGGGCAGGCCGCCAGTCAGGGCTTGCAGCACGCCAGCAAATTGCTCGGTCGGGCCAGCGTTGGACGTGGTGGCGCGGCGGGTCTGGCGCACGCGGGGCCAGTTGCCTCCCGCGTCAATATCGAGGTCGGCGCTGCCGTATTGATTGGTCGCATCAAAGCAGAAGCGATTGGTTGGTGCGGTGTTCGGCTGCCCACTGCCCGCTGTGCCCGCCGCTGCCCACATCTGCTGCGAAATAGACTGTCCCACCCAGCAGATCACATTGCCACGCCGCAGGATGGGCGAACGCGACTTCGAGATGGTGCCGACCGTCACGTCCGTGCGCTTCAGTTCTACGTAGAACGTTGCCGGCACATCGGCGCTCAGCATCAGGCCAGTGGTGCAGCGCGCGACGTTGGCAATCTCATCCGTTTGCAGCACGCCAGTTGCAGGGCTGGCCGCATAGTTGCTGATGGGTTGCTCATCATGGCCGGTGACCGCCACGCCCGTCGCCGCGTTGATGAAGCTATACCGTAGATTGGAAGCACTGGGCAAATCGGGATAAGCGCGGAACGTCAGCGACATTTGAATGTCACCGTTGCTGTTGCGCTGCACAATGCGACCGGGGATAATCAACTCAATCGAGCGGTCGTCAACCGGGCTGATAAGTTCCAGGCTGTCAAAGTTGGCAGCACTCGCGCCACGGAAGCCATAGCGGTGGGTAATCGGGACAGTAGCGGTAACGATTGCCGCAGGGTCAGTGATGGCCTGCCCGTTGATGTAAAGCTGCGCCGTTGGGCTGCCGCCGAGCAAGCCCTCATAACGCACCGTGAAGAAGTCGCCCGCCAAGTGTTGAGCGTTGTCGGAGGCAGCGCCGAATATGTTAGTCGTGTTGGCTTGGTTAGTCCAACGAATGCCGAGGTCAGTCACAAGCCCAGTCGTGGATGTGCCGTTGCCGAACATCCATGTCGCCGTGCCAGTGCCGGTCGTGATGTGGTGGGCAATGTTGCGCTGGTTGGCCGCCATGCCGCCCGCTGCGTCGGTTACATGCTGCGTTCGCACCCACATGCGGTCAGCCGAACGCTCAACGTATGCAAAGATTTCCTGCGGCGAGCTGGCGTTTGGCGTAGATTGCACGCGCCCACTCGTGACGGTAAAGCCCTCACGCACAACGCCGCCATAAACAACCGTATCATACGGAGACGCGCCGCTTTCGGTCACCCGCCCGATAAGGCCCGTGCCAGACGCATAGAAGTCCGCCACCGGCCCCTGAATAAGCACGGGAGCGCCACCCGCATCGCCTAGAAAGCGTGCGCGAATGCGGCGGCGGGTGCGGCCCAACATGGCTTAGATGCCATCCCCGATGATGACGTGAACAGACGGCGTGCCAGCCGCAGCGACAACCGCGATAAATGCGTGATCCTGCGCGCGGGTGACGCTCACCTGTTGACCAGGCAGCACCAGATAATCCGCCGTGGTCGCAACGTCCGTGGACGCCGCGCAAGTGCGGAAATAAATGATGTTCGTGCTATCGGTGTTCGTCACCACCACCTGCTGCGAACCAGCGCGCAACGCGGTGTTATTGCCGGGTGCGGTCGCCCCAGTGATGGTGATGCCCGTGCCGTAACCCGGCGCAAATGTGCGAATGTCAGCCATTGGTTATCCTTTCAATACAGCAGCGCGCAGCATGGCCTGCACCTGCGCCACAAAAATAGCCATCTTGCCCGGAAATGCGGTCTGGTCGATCACATCCAGCAGGAACTTCTGCACGTTTTCATCCGGCAGCACGCAATCCGCCGTTTCCTGCCGTTCAACCATGCGTTCTGATGCCGTGTTCATGCTTCTCTCCTTAAGCAATCAGCCAGTTGGTGCCATTGCTGAACACCTTGACGAAGTTTGCGCCACCGCCTGCAAGGATGGACAGTCGCGTGGTTGCGGTGGCATCGCTGACATAGTATTCCATGCCTGCACGGGTTGCCGCGCCGGGCAAGCCAGATGCTGTCACTGTGGGAAGCAACGGCGGCTGCAACATTGCAATGCGGTCAGTGCCAATCTGCAACCGGCTGGTGCCGCCGCGCACAAAGTTGATAGCACTCGCGCCGCTGCTGTATTCGATAAAATCACCGTTATACCCATCGGTGTAGCGGTCGTTTGTGCTGAAATTGTTGAGATAGATACGCTGGCCAGACTTCATGCTGATTGCAGCTTGATTGGCTCCAAAGTCAACGCTGGACATGGCAAAATCCAGACCGTTGTCAAAAGGCCCGATTGCCGCAAACGCCTGATCCATCGCAGCCGCGCCTTGCGATTGCACGCGATAGCCGCACCAGAAAGCACCCTTTGCGCCGGTTGCCACCGTGCGAACGCCGTTTACTACCCACCCGAGAGCTGCAACGTCAAAGCCGCCATCACGCATGATAAGCTCGCCAGCGTTGAGATACACGCCGGCTTGGCCGCCCTCAATATCACCGTTGAACAGCACGCCGGCAGGGTTAGCCAAAAAGTCGGTTGAACCAGCTTTAGTGCCGGTGACAAATACCGTGCCGTTGTAGCAAACAGCATCGCCTTGCCCAGCCTGGAACACGGCAACACGGCTAAACGCTACACCCGTGCGCCCGTCATTGTCTGCCGTGCCATCGTTCCACCCGCTCGCATTGTAGAGATAGCCATAAATGGGCATCGCTTCCGGGCGATACAGATAACCGCTTGACGGCTGGCCAAGCGTGGCAACGCCGGTAATCCGATGCTCCATGGCAATCTGGTTTTTACTCAAGTCGCCATTGAACGCCGTTTCGATGCTGCTGTGCGTGCCAAACGATGACGGCGCGGTTTTGACGGCGCTGAACCACGGGCCGCGCAGATTGTTGGCAACGTCGCGGATTTGCCCAGCGCCCCAATACGGGCCGTCCAGATCGGTGGAGGCAAGCGTGGTGTCATACGTGCCGCGCGGGCTGTATTTGCGGTTGACGTTGGCATCAGCCGCCGTGATAGCAACCGTGTCATTGGTCACGCCGTCACCCACAGCGCCCCAATCCTGCACGCTTAGGCTTTCCTCATTCTTGACTTGCAATGTGCGAGTGGCCGCGCCTGCCTCGTCCTGCGTGAACGACACGCCCGCAGCCGTCACGCCGCCGCCGTAAAAGCCGTTTTCATCAACCGCGCTGTAAACGGTGCTGCCGTTCTGATTGTCCACGCGGATGCTGTAATTGTTTGCCGCAAACAGCCGGCCTCGGGCGCTGCCGTCCAGCGCATAACCACCGCGCGTGCGAACGGGCTGCGTTGCGGGATCGGTTAGCGCTGCATCCCAATACACTGTTTGCGGATTGGCCACAGGGTCAAGATTGGCTTGCCCTACCCAAATGTAGCCATCGTCTAGCGGTGAGCCGTCAATGTCAGTGATGACGGGCAGAGGCGTGATGATTGGTGCAGACATTCTTAACCCACCCGGAACCAGCTATTGGAAGCAGCGTAAAAGCGCATCTTGGCAAACCCATTGGCCGCCAGCGACGAAGGAAAGCCATATTCAGCCGTTGCGCCGTTCAAGCCAACCGAAAGCGCCGCAATCTGCTGCGTCGTGGTGATAAGCACCTCAGTCCCGTCTGCAACGCCCGTGGAAAGCGGCAACGTGATGGTGCCGGTCGCAAGGCCGCCTGCGGGTTGCAGCAGCACCCACACATTGCCAACAACCGTGATAGCAAGGTTAAAGCCGGTGCCAGGAGTGGCAAACTGCACCGCAAACTCAGGCGCGGCAAAGTTGCTCTGGAAAAACTGCAACAGCGAGTTCACCGACACGCGCCGCGCATCGCCATTGACCGTGTTGTAAACCGCAAACTGGTCGCCGCTGGAAAGCGATGACAGCAACGGAAGCTGGTTGATTGTCGGCATCGTTACAACTCCAATTCGCCATCATTGCCCGCGTCAATAGCAGGCGCTTCCGGCACAATGTAGGGGCCATATCCCCAGCCCCACCACTTATTGCCAGCGCCAGCCGGCAGCGTGGCCGGCAAGCGCATACGCGGCGGTGCAGCGGCAATAGCATACAGCGTGTTCAGCGCGTTCTTGGCGCTCATTACCGTGCCAGCCTGCACCTGCTTGCCGTAGCTAGGCGCAATCTTCATGGCGAGATTGCAGATGGTCGCTTCGTTGGCGCTGTCAGGCAAGCCCATATCCGTATCGAGATCGGCAACCTCGACCGTGGCGCTGATATTCGGCCCAAGCCGGATGCCGCGCGCGTTCCAATCCAGCAACATGCTATCCAGCCGCCGCGCCGCGCCCTGCAACTGCTCGGGCTGCAAATCGAACACGTAATCAGCCATGCCAATCTCTTCAAAGGCGGCGGCGATAAACTGGCGGCGGGTATAGCCCATCAGGCAAGCGCCTCTTCAATCATGGCAGCCAACTTGGCATCGCCGGTCTTGTGGTGAAACGTCAGGCCAAGTTCTTTTGCCTTATGCACAAGCTCGGCACGGGTCGGGGGCGATGTTTCATCCACGTCATCGGCGTGAGGGTCGCCAGGAATAAACCAGCCTTGTCCATTGCCAAGCAACGCCGCCAGTTCACCGGCATCATTCGCCGTGGTGACCTTGTGCAGCTTCGCCGTGCCATGCAGCGGCCAAACGCCGTTGGAATGCACGCGATAGAGAAGGACGGGGAACAGCATCACTTGCCCTTTTTCTTGCCCATCGGCTTCTTGGCCGTCTTCGGGGGCATCATCTTGCCGTAACCCTTCATGCGCCTTCTCCCTTGTTGCGGTTGGGGGCAGTCACTTCCAGACCGCCCCCGTTACGCATTACGACACGCGATACGTGATAAACGTTTCCGCAGCGGTCTTGCGGGTCACGAACGCGGCGCTGGTGGCAGTCGCAACGGTCGTGCTGCCGACATAGGTATGCCCAGACACAGCCGGGGCCATCGTGAAAGCGTTAGCGCCCACCTTGATGACAGACCAGCGGATAACGTCGCCAATCGCCATCGTGGTTGCAGCGTCCATCACCGCACCGGTTGCCAGCGTGCCGGTCACGGTCGCAGCGGCGCTGGTCAGGATGCCGCCCAAGATCATGGCCGGCGTGATTGTGCCAGTCACATCAAGCGCGGACGGAGCCGGCAAAGCGTCAACCATGCGCTCAGCAACAGCCGGCGCAGTGCCGACCGAATACCAGAGCGGCGCACCGTCAGCGCCACGGATTTGCAGCGTGGCAGCGTTGGTGAAGGCGCTGGAGGTGAAGCCGCCCTTGCCGCTGAAAAGCACGGTTTCAGTGGAAGGCACGTTGGCGTAGGCGGTAACGTTAGTTACCGAATACGGAGCATCGCTGTAGCAAGCGATGGCGGACGAGGCAGGAACCGTGACGGTGGCCGAGCCAGTCCAAGGGAGAGCGTTTGACATGTCTTTATCCTTTCATGCGGTTGGGGGCGGCTTTTACACCACCCCCGATTGCGTTACGGCACCTGGTTGAACAGCAGCACGCCGCACTGTTCAGGCGCGGTCATCACCACACCGAACAACACGTCGACCGTGTAAAGCGTCTTGAAGCTGGCGTTATCAAACTTCTTCGCCATGACAACTTCAATGCCCTGATCGGTGCTGGCACGCATGACGGCAACGCCCTGATCGGACGGCACCGCATAGCGACCCGGCAGCAGTTCAATGGCCGGCTTGCGCCAAAACACGTTGTAACCGCTGGCATCAGCGTTCAGGAACGTCACCGGAGCCGATGCGTTGGCTGTCACCGAGCAATTCTGATACTCGGCTTCGGCATCGCTGCCGCCCTGATTGCTGATGATCGGCGGGCTGATGACCACCGTGTTCGCGGCGCCCACGCTGATGACGCGGAACGTCTTGGGCTGGCCAGTGCTTTCCTTGGTGATGTGATGAACAGCATTCACGCCGCCAATGGTGAAGCAATCGCCCGCCGCAACGTTGGTGTTGCTGGAAAGCGTGACCGTCTGATAGCGGTTGTCAACGTTGCTGACTTCGCCGGTTGCCGCCGTCTGGGTCGCTTTCGGCACCCAATAGTTAGCAGCGCCAGCCGTGGTGTTGATGGTGATGGCACCACCGCCAGCAGCCGCAGCAATGCGACGGCCCACGTCCAGCTTGTAGGTGTCAAACCCTGCCACCATGCCGACCTGCGAGCGCTCAAAGGCGTTTTGCGTCTTGCCGGCCACCAGGTTCTGGCGGTTGGCGAGGTTGCCAGCCATGCCGTTATAATCGCGGGTGTTGAGCGCGAGATAACGGGCATCCTGCGGCACGCCCTGCTCGTTCATGATGGTGTCGCACAAGGCAACATCGTCATAAGTGCCGGCAGCCGTGGTGCGGGTCACAACGAGCGTGCCCTGCAAGGTGGCAACGTCAAGAACGGCGCTGTTGATGGCGCTGGCCAGCTTGAAGGACGAGCTTTCAGCAAGCCGGCCTTCCTGCAGTGCATCGCGCATTTCGTTGGCGTCCAGTTCGAACGTGTCGTTCTTGCGGAAACCCAGCCGCGACGGGACGGCAAGCTGCACGCGGTTACGCGCGGCAACCGGAGTGCCGACAACACGATCCTGCAACAGGCCGATATACGGCTGCGGACGCCAGATGGTGTCGTTGGTGCGCTCCATCAACTGGCCATTGGTGCCATAGGTGTTGACGTTGCGCGACATGATGAGGCCATCAGTAAAGCCTTCGAGCATCTGCTCAAATGCTACCCGTTCCTCTTTTGAAAACGAATTGCTCATTCCATTGTTCCTTGTGTGTTACGCGGCGCGCTGGCGCTTGTAGGCAATCACTTTGCTGTAATCGCCGGTCTTTTCAGCGTCAGAGCGCAGCCGTTCCAATGTTGCATCTGAACCCCCGACACCCACAGCGGCAGTGCCGGTCATGGGCTTCTCAGGGGCAACGGGGGCCTTGCGCGTGCTTGTTTTCACTTCCAACTCCATGCGGGCAGCCGTGAACGCAAACTCGGCCAGGTCGTCAATCGCGGCCAACTGCTTGGCCTTTTCGGGATACTTGCCCAAGGCGAGGATCAGCAGCGCGGGGTTTTTGGCACCGTGGATAAGGATTTGCTGCTGCACTGGGTTGAGCATCGCTGCCACCGTGGCCTCAGCCTCTTCCATATCCTCTGCCGGCATCGCAACCTTGGCCTCGTGGTAAGCAGCAATCCGCTTTTGTGCGGCTTCCTGCTGTGCCTGTTCAGCCTTGCGCTTTTCCTCTTGCGCTTGCTCTGCCTGCCGACTGGCGTTGTTCCATTCGACCACGGCATCCGCGAATTTGGCTTCGTCCCAATCACAGCTTTCAAGCGTCGGCTTGGGCGGCAGCGCAG